CACCAGTGCACTTTGCAATAGACCAGAGTGGCCGGCTATCGAGGCAATTGTGGAGGCAGTCGATGACTGAGGAGAGTGAAGCAACTGCTAGAGAAGTGGTTGGTGACTCAGTTGAGCAGAGTCGCATGACATCGCGACGTGAATGGTGGCTCGCCCGGCATGCGTGGGTCCCCAACGGTTCAACTTCAATGCGATATGTCGTCGACGCCACAATCAAGTCTGACATAGATCGCGTGGACCCAGCAGCGCGGCCAACCAAGAAGGCGGTTGTGGAAGAACTCCCCGACGACTATGCTGATCGCTGTGCAGCTATGTACCCCACTGTGGTGGCTAGAGCGTCCACCAAGCCGGAGCCAGGTGGCAAGGCCAGACCTTTGTATGCAGAAGACGACAGCCCATTCTGGAACGGTAGTTATGCCAGCGTACACCTGGAAAAGAACATGAGCACCAGGGGCATCAAGGCTAGACAGACACCTTCTGACGTGGTCAACTGGCTAGCGGCGTCATATGCTCCGGAGGCTGAGAGGACGATGCGCGTGTGGTACTCACTGGACTATGCCGACTACAACACCGAGCATGAGGGGTATGACCTGTTCTCGTTCGACTATGCTTTGGCCAAGCAGTGGGAACAGAGCGCTGCGCGCCAGCAGGTGGCGCTAGACAAGAGCAACTCGGCTAAGTGGGTAGCACTCTCTCATTTCAACAAGTGGGCCACAACACCATTGGGCCTAAAACGATTTCCAGACACCCTGCTCTCGGGCGACAGGAACACTGCGCGAGACAACACCGGGCTACACAAGCACTACGCGATGACCTGCCTCAAGTCAGCCAGAGTATATGATCCCAAGGCAACGTTCAGGCAGGAGAACTACACTGGTGATGACGAGGACAATGAGCATGATGATTGGGTTGCGGCATTTATTTACCAGTCAGCTGAGGACCTAGCCAGATTCCAGATGAAGGCAGAGAAGCAGGCCGTGGACGACCACGAGTTCCTCCAGCGGGTGTTGGTGGATGGCAGCCTGCCGATAAGGCCACTTGCAGCGAGCATAGCGCAGTTCGCCTCCGGAAACTGGTATGTGGACAAGCACATGTGGTATGACTCCGCTGTCTCAGCAGTTAGCGACAGCATCTGGGATATGGTCCGGCGAGGACTGGACATCAATGTTGGGCGCCGTCTCGCCGTTGAAACACTAAATGCCGCCATGCGCGTCCCACTGGGGCCTGACTTGGGTTGGAAGCGATTGGAGTGGTGGGCGTACAGAAATGGATGGGACGGCGTGTCAGCTGTCCCGCAGCACCCGTTGTGGTATGGTACCACTGGCGAAAACCTGCCTGTCCCAGTGATCAAGGC